AACACCTGCTCCCAACTGACCGCTCGTACCCTGCTTAGCAACAAACTCCGAAAAACCAGTACCGTACCCAATACCGGCACCGGTATCTATTGGAGCAGAGCCAGAAATAGGAAGAGCGGGCGCCGTACCGCGCTGCTGCCAAGGCAAAGCAGAAGTAAAATAATCTTTCTGCCAACAACGACCGGCCAACTGGTAATTACCAGCAGCAAACGGATCAAACGCATCATTATTCGGACTAAAAATAGTTTCATCACGATAATAATGCTTAGTAATAAAATAATAAGCGCGACGTGGAAAATCCAACGGTAAAGCACCAGTAGGAACTACGCCAACAGGAAAACCAAGATAATCCCAAAGAGTACCTTTAGCATTTTGACCAGTAGGGTCCCAACGAGGAATAACAGGAACCTCATCACCAGAAATGCCGCCAGTAATAAACTTTTCCCAATCGGACCACAAAAGCCGATAAGGAACAAAGAAATAGTGAATAAATGCATCAATTTGATGCAAGATAGGAGCCACAAGTGGCTGAAAACGAATAACAAGTTCATTGCCCAGGCTAATGATATCGCCAGGAACAACCTCGTCGCACATGACGGGATAGAGACGACCAAAATCGCCATCAAATTTCTTATCGTAAGACAAGTCAAAGACAGAGCGTTTCGGAAAATTATTCCGAACGCTATTGAAAATACTAGGCTTCATCAGAAATCACCTCCGAAGAAATAGTGAGATTTACTTCTTCCGGCAGCGAAAGAAGTACTATTAAAGTACGATCAGAATCGTACGAACCAAGAAGCAACAACTTATAATCACCAGAATAAGGCGTATCCTTCATCATCTGCTGATAATTACGAACAGCGACAGCATTATTCTTGGCATGAAAAATAGGACCAGAATCCTCAGCAGCAACATCACGAATACAATAAAGATTAGTGATCATTTTTTGCATTCCTCCTTAACCATACAACCCTTCAAAACTGCAAGTACATTTTCATAGGCAACAATTTCAGCACTATAAAAATCACGAAGAGAACCAAGCGACTCATCCCTATGACTAGTCGCACGAACCAAAAGATCATTAACCATAACATAAGGAACCGATAAAGCCGACATAATTGCCTCCATACCTAAGAGTATATCACACCATTCCCATGGTGTCAACTGGCAATTACATAAATAATCAAGATTTACTTAGGCCCCAGTAGGGACCTAAGTTTAAAGTTTAGACTCCTTCAGGGCAAGCCTGCCCTTCACATTAAGATCATGCTGTATTCTCTCCTCGCTCAATCGAAGCGCAACGGAATTTTCGGAAGTTATGCCTTTATCAGCCAAGCGCTCTAGCGTTTCACTTTCACGCGCAATGGCTTTATCGGCCAACATATCCCGATCAATTCCTAGCTTCTTTTTATAATAGCGAGGAATACCAACATGCTTACCAAACATAGTAATATCAAGACGCTGAATAATATTTTCAGCGTTCTCAGTAACAAACTCCAAACCTAGACCTTGGGACTGCAATTGAAACGGCGGATCACGCCTACCATAAGACTCAGCAGCAGGACCAGATAATTTTTTCTGTATATAACCCGCTACATACTGGATAGAATCATGCGTAACAGTTCCAACATGAGATAAACCCAAAGTCCAGGAGGACTCAAGAATATTAACGTCACCGTAACCAACACCAAATAAAATAAGATGATAGTGCGGACGTCCCCCTTTTTCGCCATATTCGCCAGCTGCGTAATATTTAATACGACGACCACGAAGATTTTTACGCAGCCGCTTTAGAAATAACTGCAAATGTTCCTTCCGTAACGTCGAATAAAGAGGTAAGTGATCATCATCGTAAGTAAGAGTAACAAAAGAAGAACGGTCCCAAGAATCCAATTCATGAACCAAACGTACCGTCCATTCTCTAGTGCGACTAACACGACAAGACATACACTTCCCACAAGGAACAAGCATACCAGTATAAATCCGGCCATTCTGTCCCGGATCCACCGCAGTCTTTAACCTAATAGGGTTAGTACACTGCACATACTACAACCGAATCCCACCGCGAGAAGAACCGTAAGAAGGAATCCTACGACCACGGCGCCGAGAACGACCACGACCTCTAGAACGTCGACGAAAACTCATTTGGACCTCCCATAAGAACTATTATTCCGCTGCTTATTATAAGCATCGGTTTTTTTGTTAAGCTGCCCCCAAGGATTAAGAACAGATTTAACCACATCGATAGGAACGGATACCTCAGAAGAACCCAAAGGCGAATCACGAATAACTCTCTCAAGTGACTCCTTCGCCTTTTCAATACCAGGTAAAACAGCATCACGAACAGTAGAAGCAGCACCACCAGTAAAAGCATCAAGATTAGATAGCTGACCAGCCAAACCAGTGGAATCGGAACGTATACCCTGTCTTTTTATAATATCCCAATCGTGACCTTGTATTTCAGTATTCAGCATATCCTGCTTTAACTTCTCAGACTCACGAAGAGCAATAATAGAATGTTGATTAGCTTGGATCTCTTTCAGCTTCGTATCAGCGACAGTATTCGCAATATTGCGAGATTGCTGAATAAGAGCAGCAGAAGCCGCTAATTTAGCTTGCGGTTCCATTTTAATTTGTGGAGCATCGAGCTTTCCGATAGCAGGAGCGCCAGAGGCAGAAGCAGAAGACCCAGCGGCAAGAGTAGGAGAAAGACCAGCAGCACGAAGATCCGCAACACGGCGCTGAACAGCATTATCTTCCCTCCCCATCTGCTGCCTGTACATATCCTTCTGCCATTCAAGATTCTTTTGATTCATCTTATAATTCATCATATTCATATTATTTTGCTGCATAGAATCCATAAATCCCATACCAGCAGATAACAACCCAGTAAGCATAGACACCCTCCGAGTGTCAACGGGCTATATTAACATCGAGAGAGTTAATATAGCCCGTTGATAAATCAACTACATACCGCCGAAAAATGCGCCAGCGACAGCACCAAGAAAACCAAGAAAAGCAACCACAACTTGCTTCCAGATCTCAGACTTTGACTTGACCATCGGCAACCTCCTTTTTATCAGTCTTGAGAGCCTCCTGGGAGGCCAAGGCCGCGTCCGCAGCCTGTTTCGCACTAAACCGTGCGTTAAGAGACATCTGGTACGCAGAAGCGTCTGCAAGATCGAAATCCCCGGATCGAGTCGGGTCAATTTCGGCGTCTTCCTGTCCATCAACTAAATCATAAGCTTCCGCTCTAGCTTCTACCAGGCGACGGCCAGCCATAATCAAATTATTGATACGAGTCTGAGCATCAATATATCCAGCAGTCTCAACAATCGGAATGACCTTGGTATAATCAGTCAATTCCTTCTTAGGCCTACGATACTTAGTATAAAACTCCATAAAAACCTCAAGAATGGTCAATAAGACCGGGCTCAGCAATAAAAGGCATAGGACGCAATGCCTTTATCCTATTATGAATATTAATAATCAATCCCGGCTCAGCCGGAACAGCAAATACACGCTTGAGGTCATCAGCCGAAGCATTTACAGTCAAAAAAGCCTCAGAAAGCGTGGGAGCAGAAGAGAATTCACGAGCCAAATGCCAATACTGCAAAGTATCCCGCATATTATTACAAACCATAGAACGCTTACAGCGCATCTCATCATAGCGACCCTGATACCCAAAGGCAGTCAGATTCTCAGCAGAAACACCAGTAGCGTAAATCTCGGCCCGCTCGATCTGCTGCTCAGAAAGATTGGCAAACTCAGGAAAATAAAAATCAAACTTAGTTCTGCGCAACCACTGCCGATCAATACCCTGCTGATAAGCAGGCTTGGGCATAACAGAAAGCATGCCCATTATAAGGCCAAACTCCTGGACCTTATACTTACCAGCAAATTGGGAATCAGCTACAAGACCATGCCCTGCAAGATTACCTTGAGGCGACTCTGCGTCAGTAGAAGAAGTTTGAAGAACCTCGGAAACAATAACAGGAGAACGAGTACCGCCAATATACTCTGGACGATCAAGACGATCATCACGAGGAGAAACGCCAAAATGAGAGCGAAGAAATTCGGTGTAACGAGCACCCGCGCGAGCATTTAATTCAAGCCATCGCTGCACTTGAAAGGCCAACCGAAGATCCGAAACATCAAAGGTTGAAACGGTTGCCGTAGGAGCATCAAAATCAGCCGTCCAATTTTGCTCAATATGCGTTCTCATCTCATCAGAATTAGCTTGAAGAACGGTACCAGTAAAACCAGAAAAAACACCTGCTCCCAACTGACCGCTCGTACCCTGCTTAGCAACAAACTCCGAAAAA